AGTGATTTGTTTAAGGCGCGGTTTGCCGAGCGGAGAAGGTTGATGGATGAAGATCAGGCACGCGCGCTCACGGCGAAGTTGGCGAATATTGCGGATAAGGGGCTTACCGCCCTAACGGATATCGTTGAGGATGAGGAGCAGGATGGGCGGTTGAAGCTCGATGCTACGAAAACTGCGCTTGAAGCTCTCGGCTTTCTCGGGAAGGGGCGCGTGAATGGGATGGATCAGCAACAGCCCCAAACTGCGATACAGGTGAATATCGGGCAGTCGGCTTTTGAAGTTGCGAGGGAAAGGGCGTTAATGGGGTCGAAAGCGCTTGTGCATAGTGAGGGAGGTGAATGATGTTTGTTAAGTTTGCGGAAAAAGCTCCCTACCCGCGAAAGGTGGCGAAGAAGGCGTGCGTTAAGGAAGGGTTGGAGTTTGAAGCGAAGGCGCAACGTTTTCTTGAAAAGCTCGGCATTTTCGGGAAGCCCTTCCATTCGAAGTGGATTGCTTATGATAACGGGGATGGGTTACGGCACGCCCAACCAGATTCCTTTTTCATCCTCAATGATCGCATTTTTCTTTTTGAAATGAAGCTCCGCCACACACCGCGATCTGCCCCGCAACTTGTCAGTTATCGTGATTTGTTGCAATGTCTATATCCAGAGCATAAGATAACCTTAATTGAAGTTTATAAATATTGGGATTGGGTTGTTTATCCCGCGAAACATCAGAGGGTTGAAGCCGCTGAAATGGTTCTTGGGATTGATGATGGGGTTATCGCTTTGCTTTGTTTAGATGTTGGTTCATGAGTGTTATTAGAATGCGGGTGGATGGGGATTATCCCCTTAAAGAAGAGGGGTCGCGGGTGTTCCTTTCCCTTGGGGGAACGTTCGGGATTGGCGCAAGCGGGAGCACCTATTAGTGGTGGTCTTTGCGGGATTGTTGGTAAGGCGGTGTTGGTTGCTATAGGTAGTGTACCCAAGCAAGGTACGGTTGAACAATACCTTTTAAGCGTGCAAAATGCGGTATATAATGCGGTTAAAGGTGCGGTAAGGTAATTATAAGGGTTAAGTGTTTAAGGGCTTATAAAGGCTTACAAGAAAACTAAGGGGTTTATAAAATGGAACGTCCATCACTAGAAGATTGCATTTTGCTTGGGGCAGAGAATACTCCGTTTTTCGGGCGGGTATTTTTTCCTCGCGCGGTTCGCATGGATTCCCCCAAATTTCACTACACGATTTGTAAGGCTGTTGAAGACCCCGCCAATGAAAAAGTCGCGGTGAAGGTGTTACGTGGTGGAGCGAAAACGACTTTGGCGCGGATCATTTGCGCGAAGCGGATTGCCTATGGGATATCGAAAACAATCCTCATTGTGTCGGAAACGGCTGAACACTCCTATGAGACGGTTAAGTGGTTGAAACATGCTGTCGAAAGAGGGGATATTTATGCGAGGGCTTTCGGGCTGGAAAGGGGGGATAAACATACCGATCCTTTCAATGGGGAAAAGTATACTTGGCGGGATGATAAGATTCAGATATATCATAAACAGCTTGGGGCGATCATAACCGTTGTGGGGACTGGTATATTTGGTCAATCCCGTGGTTTGAATATCGAAGACTATCGTCCTGACTTTATCTTGCTTGATGATATCCAAGATGAGGATAATGCGAAAACTGCGGAGCAAAGGAAGAAGGTCAATGATCGGGTGTATGGCGCGATAACAAATACGCTTGCCCCGCGAAGTGAGGCACCAAACGCAACCATCTTATTTATCCAAACCCCGATCCATAAGCAGGATGCTATCGAACTTGCGAAGGAAGATCCTGAATGGGTTTATATCGAAGTGGGGTGTTTTGATGAGAATGGGGAATCCGTTTGGCCAGAGCGTTGGAGTACGGAGGAGCTTCGGAGGAAGAAGCAAGGTTTTATCAATCGAAACCAGTTGTCTTTATGGCTTAAAGAGTGGGAAGTTAAGGTTACAGACGACGAGCTATCGTACTTCAAGAATGCGTGGATTGAGGATAATTATTATGAAGTCTATCCTGATAAGATGATTACATATATTGGGATCGACCCAACACCGCCACCGAAGGAAAGCGATCAGCTATCTAGCGCAGCCCTCAAAGATCTGGATAATTTTGTAATAACTGTTATCGGGATTCAGGATGGGACTGTTTATGTTCTTGATTCGTGGAAGGCGAAAAGCCCATATCCCGCGGAAGTGAACAACGCTCTATTTTCGCTTGTTGCGCAATGGAAGCCGTTGGCGGTTGGCGTGGAAACGATCCTTTTCGCTCGTACAATTAAATATGATATCGAGAAGGAAATGCTTGCGCGGAGGATGTTTTTCCGCATCATGCCAATTGAGGATCGGAGGAAGAAAACAATCCGTATCAGGCAGGAGTTGACAGGTCTTTTATCTCAGGGTAAATTGAGGCTTAAAAAGGATATGGTTGATTTGATAGGGGAGTTGCAATCCTATCCTGATGTGGCGCATGATGACCATTTGGACTCCTTAGCTATTGCGTTAATGTGTATGAACCCCTCGGATATGGATTACATTGAGGGCGAGTTTATGGAAGTTGAAGACTATCAAGTTTTGGAAAATTGGCGCGGCTGTCCCGCTCCTTAGAGGTTAATGAAATGGCACAGAAAGTTATCAAGGCGGGAACACCGCAACATGCTAAAATAGTCCGCGCAATCCGCGACAGGAAAAAATTATCCCTTTCAAAGATGCAAGAAAGGTATCCTGAATGGGATCGCGTTGAGAAGGAAATGGTTAGTTATATCCCAGCCGCTGACGCAGAGCGCGCGGAAAAAGAACGTAATGGGATGAACTCTTTTACACAGATTCGCATCCCTTACTCGTATGGTATGATGCTTACGAGCCATACCTACTACACGAGTGTTTTCCTTTCGCGCAGCCCGATTCATCAGGTGCAGGGTCTGCATGGGGAAGGGCAGGATAATGTCTTAGCTCATGAGGCTTTGATGAATTATCAAGTTAATCGTGGCGGGCATGTTCCATTCTATATGGTGTGGTTGCTCGATGTGGCGAAATATGGGGTTGGGATTCTTGGAACGTTTTGGGATAAGGAAGAGGCGCAGGTTTCACGTCTGGAAGAAGTGCCGGTTGAGAATGAAGGCATTGTTGTTCCGGGCAGGACTAAGGTTAAGAAAACGACTCAGCGGGTTACGACTTTTGAGGGGAATCGTTGTTATAATGTTCGTCCGTTTGATTGGTTCCCCGACCCGCGAGTCGCTCTAATGAATTTTCAGCAGGGGGAATTTTGTGGACGGGATATTCAGGTTGGCTTCAACTCTATCTTGAAGGGTGAAGCGCAAGGGCGGTATTTTAATGTGCAGGAGTTGATGAAGAATAATCGTGCCAGCGCAGGGGATGATACTGGTTGGGGCGAAAGTGGAGACAACTCCGCCCTGATCGAAAAAAGTAAAAGAGAGTCATTAGTTCTCAATATCGAAAAGGATAAGGATTATGTCAAACTCACTGAAATGTATATTGAACTTAGTCCGAAAGAGTGGGATTTGGGTAATAGCTCTTATCCTGAAATTTGGGTATTTACTCTTGCTAATGACTCTCTCCTTATTGGCGCTCAACCTCTTGGTCTTATCCATAACAAGTTTCCTTTTGCAGTCCTTGAGCGTGAAGTTGATGGACATGGTTTGAGTTCGCGGGGCTTGCCTACGATTGCCCAACCATTGCAGAATACTATGGATTGGCTCGCTAACTCCCACTTCTACAACATTCAAAAGTCGCTTAATAACGAATATATTGTTGATCCAACAATGATTCGGATTGCTGATTTTACAGACCCTCGGCCCGGGAAAATGATACGTTTACGTCCGGCTGGTTACGGGAAGGATGTGCGGACTGCTATCCACCAACTCACGCAAGTAGATTACACGAGAACCCATTTGCAGGATATGAAGATTATCGAAGGGTTGTTTCAAAAAGTGTTTGGGATTAGTGATCACTTGATGGGGGCATTGAACTCAACCGGACGGAAAACTGCAACAGAAGTTAGGACGTCTAGCTCGTTTGGTATTAATAGGTTGAAGACTGAAGCGGAGTTCTTTTCGGCAACTGGGTGGAGTCAATTAACGCAAATGTTCATCCAAAATAATCAGCAACTTTATGAGGCGGAAATGAAGTTTCGTATTGCGGGGAATAATATCACAAGTGAGGAGTTTGTGAGTGTTAGTCCGGAGTTGCTTGCGGGGATGTATGATATCATTCCTGTGGATGGCACTCTGCCAATAGATCGGTTTGCGCAAGCCCAGCTCTGGAAAGAAATCTTTGCGCAGTCTCGAAATCTCCCGCCAGAAATTCTTGCGAAGTATGATTGGGCTGGTATATTTGCGTGGATGGCTAAGTTGGCAGGGTTGAAAAATATTGATATGTTTGCCAAGCCGAAGGGAATGCAGATGTTGCCAGACCAAACTATTGCAGATGAAGTGAAGAAAGGCAATCTTGTTCCAACCCCACAGGTGAAATTATGATGACACAAGAAGAACAGTTAGAAGAGTATCGGGCGGTTAAGAAATCGCTTCAAGATCTCATAAATTCGGATGGGTGGCAACGCGTCCATTCATATTATCAAATGATTAAGATCGGGCGGAGAAACCAGATTTTTGGTTTGGATCAGCCCGGCTTAGACGGCTTAGTTGAATTGGCTAAGATTAAATCTGAACTCGCGGGAATGGATTTAATAATGTCTATCCCTATGTTGCTTATGCAAGAAGCGAGTGATGAAGAACGCGCACTGTTAGAAGAAATGGAGACCGACCATGTTCAAGATTAAAAACTTTTTAAGAATGCCGGAAACGGATATCGCCCCAAGTGTTGGGGATGATGAGCAGGATTTTAGTGATGTATTAGATCATGTTGACTTTGATGAAGAGGTCGAGGTTGTTGAAGAGTCTGAGGACGAGGAAAAACAACCATCCACCGAAGAAGAAAAAGTTGATGTGAAAGAGGACGATCCAGCGATCAAAGAGCCAGCTCCAGAGAGCGAGGTTAAGGTCGAAGAGGAAGTCCAACCCGAGCCAGAGCGCGAGGCTGAACCAGACATTAATGTCGAGGAACAGAAGGCGAAATGGTTAGGGGAATTGAAAGGGCGTTATAAGATCAGCGAAGAAGATTCGATGAAATTGCTCGATAGCCCTGAAGAAGTTTTGCCAGCGTTGGCGGCGAATGTCCATGCGCAGGTTATGATGGATGTGCTTAATGCGTTTAATGCGCTTGTGCCTCAATTGGTAGAACAGGTGGTTGCATCTAAACCGGATGTGGTGGCGAAAGCTGTTACAACCCACTCGGAAAAAGAAACAACTCGTGAGAAGTTTTATCAAAGTTATCCTGAACTTCGTGGACAGGAAAAGGTGTTGGCTACAGTTGCAGAGACCGTTGCTAAGCAATTCCCTAACCTATCTCTTCAAGAGCAATTAGAGAAAACTGGGCAAGTCGCAATGACGATGTTAGGATTAAGTCGGAAGGTAGAGGAACAAGTGCAAGAAGAGGCACCCAAACCTTTCACTCCAGCATCTGGTAGTAATAGTGGATTACCCCCTCGTGAAGAAAAAAGCGAGTGGGATGAATTTTTATAAAAGTTAGAAGGAGACAGTTATGTCTATTTATGTTCCCGGTTTACGCGGTACTGGCGATTGGGGTGCCGACGAAAGACCAAAAAGTTTTCGTGAAACAATTTTATGGAATGAGCCAAATGGTTCAGCTCCATTAACCGCTTTAATGGGTCATGCATCGAGTGAAAGGGTTGATGATCCTGAGTTTGCATGGTGGGAAGAAGTTCAGGAAGTGGCTCGCTTGCAGTTAGGTGCGGCAGTTGCTGACGGCTCTGGTACGACTTTCACGGTGAAAGCTCAAACAGTCGCGGGCACTGGCGGTTTATCTGTCATTCCGGGCGAGTTTTTAATGGTTGAAGATCCATCAGGTATTGTTGGTGCGACTGAAATCGTTAAGGTCCTTGCTGTTAATAGCGATACCTCTATCACGGTACAACGTGGTGCGCAAGGTTCGACTGCTGGCGCAATTGCAGATAACTCGTGGTTGTTATCGATTGGTACTGGCTTTGCTGAAGGTTCTGGAGCTGCTGCGGCTGTTACCAAAAACCCAACGAAGTTCAATAACTATTGCCAAATCTTTAAGACTGGTTATGAGATTACCAATACCGCAACAGTTACTCGTGCGCGTACTGGCGATCCAGTTAAGAATGATAAGAAACGTAAGATGTTTGACCATGCTACTAAGATGGAGCAGGCATACATTTTCGGTCGCATGAGTGAAGGCGTTGGCGCGAATGGTAAGCCTGAACGCACAACTGGCGGTATCTTATCTTTCTTAAAATCGAATGTTGTTAATTTCTCTGGCGGCGGTGTAGCCTTCACTGAAAATAACTTCATTGATGCAATTAGTCCGGTGTTTAACTACAAGGGTGAAGGTAACTCTTCAACTCGTTTATGTTTCTGCGGTAATGAAGCATTAACGAACCTTAACAAGTTAGCGCGTGATTCAGCAAGCTCGCGTATTACGTTTGATTCGGTTGTTGAACTTTATGGTATGAAGTTACAACGCTGGATTCTTCCTCAAGGTGAGTTACTAATCAAAACGCATCCGTTATTCAATACCCATCCAGTTTACTCTAAGTCGATGCTTGGCGTGAATATGAAAGGTTTGGTGGATCGCGTATTACGTCCAACTAAGTTTGAAGATAATATCCAACTTCCGGGTGAAGATATTAAACGCGGACAGTGGTTGACTGAAAGTGGTTTGGAACTTCATTTTGAATCTACACACTTCTATCTAAGTAACATGGTTGCCTAGTGGGGTCGGGGACAGGGAAGTCCTTTTTTCTTTGGGGGTTTAGATGAAAATTGAACATGATGGGATCTGTCTTGAATCGAGTGAAGATGAACACAAAATTACTCTATATATTCCAGTCGATGTTAAATCTGCGTTAGCTGTGGAGCCTGGTGGGGTTATCACTGCGACAATTAAAGGGAAGGTTGTTCGTGTTTCTGCAACAGCTGAATCTGAGTATGAAGCTCCGGGATCGATTACTCTTGAAGTGGATGGTATTAAGATTGATGGGAAAAGTGTTTTTGATGATCTGGCTGATTAAGTAAGTGGTTTATGTTAAATAAAATAGGTGCTTTATGAAAGTAGCAACTCTACACCAAAAGGTTACACTGGACACTGGTGTGATTGGTGAACTGCATTTTGAGGGGAAGGTGTTTCAAACACTCGAAACGCAGAATTGTTTAAAGGAAGGGGAGCATATCCTTAAGCCGAAAGATGGGCGTTATTGTATCGATGATGACTATTATGTGATCATGGATAGAAATTCGCGTTATCGGGAAAAAGGTCTTGCTGTTGGCTATGTTTGGGATTTCCAACGCTTCGATCTCCTTGATAAAGGGAATGCTATGCAAGATCTCTTGCGTGAGGTTGGGGATGGAATTAAGATTGTTGTAACGCGCCCTGATACGAAGTTCAAAGAGAAGTATGATGAGGAAGTGAAAAAAGCTCGCGAAGCTGAAGCAGGGTTTAAACGAATCCTTAAAGAGAAAGAGAAGGAATCAGCGGATATCATATCAACTTTGGAAAAGGAATTGGATGAGGTTAAAGCTGCGTTGAAGTGGGCAGTTGTTCAGATTGGTAGTATTAAACCCGCAAGTAAAACTGATGCGTTGAAAACCATAGATCGCGTACAAGGGGAAACTAATGAACATAACCGAGATCTTAGCCGCGATTAGATTCAGGCTTGGAAATAAGAAAGGGTTTGATAATGACATCCTAAGGGAAATTAATTACGCACAGCAGAGATTGGAAGACGACCCCACAATCGACTATTGGTTTTTAGTACGGTTTGGGGCTTTTTCGTTAACGGCTGGCGATAATACTGTAACGATCCCTTCCGACTTTGTACGTGAATATGATGGATATCCCCCATACCTAACACTTAATGAAAGGGTTGTTCATCTGGATAAGATGGACTTGCCTGATGCACAAATCGTTTATGGGGATTCCACAGGTGTTCCTGAAGCGTATACGGTTGTGGATGGGGAAGTTAAAGTGTATCCAAAGCCAGATCAGAACTATGTCCTAACCTTCCCTTATGTTGGGAGGGAAACAACACTCGATGGCGTCAGTGTTTTGGAAAATGGTTGGACTAAGAATGCAACTCAAGTTCTTTTGAATAAGGCTGGGATTGCTCTTGCGCAAGCGTTTCGGGATCAGGATGCGTTGGCTAATTTCACAGCAGATTATCAAGTTGCGTTTTCAGAATTAATGACTCGCGTGGTTGCCCGTGAAGAGGCTAACATGGCGCGTGAACGTGGAGGGCGAACAGATGCCTTTAGAAAGTATTACTAGCACGTCAAAGCCGACGGACTTAAATGAATCGTGGCCGTTAGCTTCGGATACGAAAAGTGAAGGTGATGACCACATTCGGAATATTAAAAAGGTCGTTAAGAACTTCTACACAGCGACTGGTTTAGGCATATTTCAAAATGGAGCAATCCCTGTTGCATTTGGAGACACTTATGTTGAGTCGCCAGTTCTTGTTGAAAACGGAGGGGTTTCGATAAACAGCCTAACTTCATTCCGTTTTGCGTTCTTTGAAGACCTTTCCGATGGGACTCCAACAACAACCCCCTTCGTTCGTTTAGGGGAAGATTCATCACCGATTTATTACAATACGACTGGGTTGGCAACTACGACAATTCAGGGGGTTGATAGCGGAATTTCAACATCAGTCATTGAAGGGGCTATCACAATCCCAGTGAACTATATCGTAACGAAGATTGTGTTGAGGGGAAATGCGACAGTTTCAAATGTGCGCTTAACTATCCGTGATGGTGGAGCAACTGGGGATATTATTCTCCAAACAGCCTATGATCAGGAGTTGAAAGCTGGCGGGGGCTTCACCTTAAATGGGTCTGGCGATACGGAAATAAATCTGAAACAGTATTGGCCATCGGTTGCTGGAAAGGTCGTTTGGTATTCTTTGGAGAGATATGATTCGGTTAGTGGGTTGGTTGTGAAAACTGGTATCTCTGTTAAAGGGGTTTTATCAGGTAGTTTCACTCCATACCTTTCTTTCACTGGATACCCATATACCGTTGAAAAAGTTTTCACCAAAAAGGATAACATCGCTAGATCCCTCTTACACTTAACATCAACAAGTCCGTATAGTTTTGGATCTAGTCCAGCAACGGTTGTATTAGTTCCAGTGACCTTAACGGAGGGGGAGGTATATCGTTGGAAAATCTATGCTTTGTTTGACTTCGCAAGTGGGAATAATCCTGTAGCAACAATCCAGTTAAAGTTTGGTTCGCATGTTGTGGATGATACTGGTGGGGATACGATTGGGTCGATGTCAACAAGTATCACGCCAACGTTTGTATCTGGGGTTTTTGAAGGGACATATATCCCAGCGCAAGACGAAAGCGTTGATCTTCAAGTCCTTGTAACTGGGCAGAGTGGAAAAACGATTCAAATGAAGAAAATGATCGTATCGCTTGAGGTGGTATAATGGCTTATATATCTATCGGAGGTTTAACGGAGGGTGGCTTCGTTCCAGACCATCCCCCATATGATCTCCCACCGAACGTTTTTGATGAGGTTGAAGATATCTCATTTGATGTTAATGGGATTGTTCCAGTTGTTGCGGAGCAGGAATTGTTCCCCACCATGCAAGCAAACCCGTTAAGTTTAACCCGCGTGAAACTCGGAGCTGGGATTGAAGGCTGGGTCTATGGCGATGAAACAGACCTTTACATTATTGTTGATGGGTTACATACGAAAATTACTCGGACTGTTGGGGATGGAGGTTCCTATTCGGCAAATGATGAAGCAAGGTGGGATAGTACAATTCTTCACGGGATTCCAATTTTTTCTAACGGGTCAGATATCCCCCAACAACTTGATCCTAATAACCCGACAGCACAAGTAACGAATTTGGCGAATTGGCCGACAGATATCCGGTCAAGAACACTTCGTGCATATAAGGTATTTTTAATTGCGTTGGGGGTTAAGACTGGTGGTGGCGCATACGATCAGCAAGTTATCCTTTGGAGTTCCCCCGCAGATCCAGGTTCAGTTCCGCCAAGTTGGGATTATACAGATCCAGCTCAACAAGCGGGCTTATTCACCTTTTCGGAAACTGATGATAGGATTGTGGATGGGTTGCAACTTGGTGATGAGTTTATCATTTATAAGGAACGGTCGATTTATGCAATGCGTTATATTGGCGGAACGTTTGTTATGTCAATTAAGCGTCGGCCGGGGGATATCGGCTTGCTTACGAAAGGGGCATTGGTTGAGGTTCCTCAAGGACACTTCTTCATTAGTGATAATGATGTTTATATCTACAATGGAACGTCTAGCCCGCAAAGTGTGTCGACTGGTAGGGTACGTAGGGAGTTGTTTGAAAGGATAACGAAAGGACAGAAGAAGAAGGTTTTCTGCAAGCATAATTCGACAGAGAAGAACGTTTGGGTTTTCTATCCAAGTGATGGTGAAGTGTGGTGTAATAAGGCTCTGGTTTGGAATTATGAAACAAATACTTGGTCGCTTAGAAATGTTCCTAATGTAAGTGGGGCAGATTTTGGAACAATCAAGTCGCAATCCAACCTTACGTGGGATTCGTTGAATTTGTCATGGGGTGGGAGATATAGCACAACATGGCGAAATGAGAATGCTAGTTGGTTATCCATCCAAGCAACTTGGGTAAGTACGCCTGATAGTGGATCATGGGAATCAGACCCCTCAACTTGGGAAGAAACAAAGGATTGGGATGCGCAAACAAGTAAAGATATTTGGGATGGGGAGGAGTATGAACCCGTTACAGAAAATCTTGTTATGGCAACCCGTTTGGAAGGGGAAAGCGTTTATGATTCGTTGACAAATATGTCTAGTGCTGATGGCGTTTCCTGGACTGGTGGTGATAAATATCCTCCGCTCTGGCTCGTGGCAGGTGATGGGAAAAGAAAACCGGGTCGATTGGTTAAAAGGGCTTTAGCTATTGTGGGAAGGGATCATCGTGGACAGCTTGAGGTTAATCGGGTTGTTCAGAAAATCTTGACGGAGTTCTATCCAGAGGTGGAGGAAGGTGTTATTCGAATCCGGTTTGGTTGTCATGATACGCCAAAATCTGAAGTTGAGTGGCAAGATTGGATAACGTTTGATTCGCTAACAGATCAGAAGGTTGATACGTTTATCTCTGGGCGGTATCTAGCGTTTGAAATTCAGGGTGCTGGCGACGGAGAAGGTTATTGGTTATTATCTGGTTATGGGATGGAAATTAATAAAGGCGGGAGATACTAATGGCTTTTATCTATATTGAACCTGATCCACCAAGTGGTGATATTAATGAATATATTTATCAGGAGCTTTTGCGTTTAGCAGATGCTCTCAATGCAAATCTTGAAGAGATTGATAACAGGCTTGAAACTCTGGAACAAACCATACAAAGCCTCGATCAACGTATTACGGCACTAGGGGGATAACATGGCTCTTGAAACAGTTAATGGGATTAAAGATTTAGATTGGAATAACCCAACTGAAGATGACTCGGTTGGGGAAGGTAATGAACATCTTAAAAATATTAAGCGAGCTTTGTTAAGGGATGCGGCAGTTTTCGATACTGTTGCTGAAGCGCAAGCGGCAACTAATCTTGTTGTCGGGGGGCAGATCCGAATCAAGGAAAGAGCTAACGCTGTTTTTGATGTAGTTACTGACGAAACCGCCGATGGTTATGCAATTATCAGCTTGTCTAGCGGACTGTTTGGAAAGATGTCTCATGATGGCACTGCTTCAGTTGCACAAGTAGGCATTCCATACAGCGAAACGCAAACAAGCTTAGGGACTGCAATACAATCATTGGTATCAGTTGGTGTGAAGAATATCATTATAGATAACCCTGATGTAACAATCAGCGGAACTATAGACTTACAGGGCGCAAACGTATTCGGTAAAGCCACAGTATATTCAGGCGGAAGCTTAGTAAATGGTCAACAACATGGAATAAGACGCGCAACACTCGGTAAAAAGTTTGTTGAGAAAACTGACGACATACCTATACAAGTATCAAAAGAAAGCGTAAAGGCACTTATCAAAGTAGCCTCAACACCTAACGGTGTATCTAGCCCCAATGGCGAAGATTATTGTATATTATCACCATCTAGCTTCGGTGGTATTGCTATGTTCTTCCTACAAAACGGGACTGGGACAACAGCGTCTGGTAACTTAGGAGCTCCATTTGATAGGTTAAGGCCAGTTAATACATATCTAGCCAGTGGAGGTATAACAATAATTGACACGCCAACGTCAACAACTGGAACTATCACTCCTCGCACATATGAGTTGCTAGATAATTATTATGGCACAGGTGTTACAGTTAGATGGGCATCTACTGGCTCTACAAGTGTCACAGCTGATGAGATGACTGCTGGTGCTACAGCAACATTTAACTTGCCGGGTAATAAACGAAAATCTAATGTTGTTTTCTTTACATCTGCAACCAGTTCAGCAGACTGTACAATAACTGTCAATGGGCAAGTAGTCAAAACATTCTCAGCAGCGTCAACAACCGGAAACACTGTCGGCGTTGTAGAGTTTGAGCTACCAAGGGCAGGCGCGTCTGAAAACACAATTGTCATTAATGCCGGGTCTTCCCGCTTGTACTTGTTTGGCATAGATTTTTATGAGCTGGGTAACTTACAAGCCACAGATGATTCGTTTGGAACGATATATAAGTTAAAGAATCGTTATATTGTACATACGTATGATGAGTTGACTTATTCCGGCACAGGCGCATCGATAGACAGTGTTTTCCTAAGTGGTGATGTCAAATTCTGCGGGAGTTATCATGGTGGTGATTTAGCAGACAATGCTGGTGTAGATATACGTGTAGATGGGACAAAACTAGTTAGATGCAAAACGTCTGCTTATACAGAGGCTAACACAGCATTGACCTTGTCCGTTGGTGAGTCATATACTGGCAGGTCGGTCAGGGTTCGGTATAAAGGCACTGTACAGTCAACACCACCATTACCGGTCAGAATGACATGGGACTTTGGAGTTGACGGGGGTTGTAGATTAACTGGCTGGTATTCAGCGTCTTCTGATACACCATTCTTGACAATATACACAGGCATGCACTCAACTAGCAGAGACCTATTAAACACTCCATGGAAGACATATAGTGCAACGGCTACAGAGGCTACAGAAGAAATAGCAGAAGATTTGAACTTAGTTCAGTACAGTAGTGATAACAGGCATATAGCTATATTCCCATCTAAAACAACATCTGATAATTGCCGTTCTTTAGGTAAGATGTGGGATAGCGGAAGTTATCTCAAGTACTACTATACACCGATAGATCTGCCATCGTCTGTTGGCGGATTAGTGTTAAAAAGCGGCGAGACATTCGAGTTTAGCTGTTTATACCAATATGGCAGAGCTATAGTATAATAACCCAAGAGGTCTTATGAAAGATTTAATTAAGAAAGTTGCAGATGCCGCTCCCTTGCTTGGGTCGGCTCTGGGAGGTCCTCTAGGCGGTGTCCAGTTAGATTTACAACCTCTTGAGGCAGCTTCTTATATCTATTTAAATAACTATTGGCATCAGATAACTTAATCATACCTGCCT